ATAATTATTATTATATATTTGTTCAAAATCCAAACTTCTTTCAGCCATTTTATCAGCTAATAATGACTCCATACCAGGTAATGATGTAAAATTTCTATCTGAAAAATCTAATTCTTTAGGTTTTGTTATCGTCAAATAATTTTCTAATTCCATTTTTTTTCTTTCTAATTCTTTTTCAAAATCAGTTTTTCGTGCTGCTTGAATGTCTTCTATTTTATATGGTTCTAATACTTCTTCATCTGTTATATTTATTCTTTTAATATTTTGTTGAGGCAGTAATTGATTTACAGCTAACAAAACTTGATTTAAAAACTGTTTATTTTGTTCTAAAATATTAGTTTTTGGATTAGATCTAAAAACAAATAAATTAATATTACTTTCAAATATAGTTTTCACGTTAGATATTACATTAGTGTTAGTTTTGTTTATATGTAATTCATCTAATAAAACTTCCCAAAGTAAATCTAAATTGTCTTTATTAACGAATTGGGATTTATTCATTTATATAAATAATAAGTAATTTTTTATGTATTTATTTTACTTATTATTTTACTTACGCAATTACAAATTTGGGTATTCTTGTGAATCACAAAATTCCAAGTATTTTTCTTTTTGTTCATCATTCAAAAGCGATTCCAACATTTCTATTTTACCTTTAAAAACTTCTAAACCTTTTTGGATTGTTTGTGTGAATTTTTCTTTTAAATTTTGTGTGAAATTTGCTGCTGACTCTCGCTCTTTCTCCATTTCAAATCTCATTTCTTCTACATTTATATCGTATTTTATTATGATTTCTTCTAATTGTGATTTTCGTAATTTCTCTAGGTATGGTATATGTAACTTATTCTTAAAACAATAATGACTAATTGCGCCCCACATATCAAGTCTAGTAAATCCACTCATTTTGTTAGTTGTTATACAATATAATGTCTATTTTTTAAATCATTTTTTATATCATTTATTAAGTATCTATAAATAGTATCAATTATAATTCACTATTATAATAGACATTTCTAAACTGTTCCATATATTTGTCTTTTAATACATGTGTTTTTAAATAATTTCCAGTAATTTTATCTTCTAACATATGAACAATGAAAAATAAACTGTAAATACCACATTCAGTATTATAATATTGATGTTCTACAGGATAATTTTGATCAAATTTAAAATGAATTGGCTTTGTTAGTTTAGTTCCTTGTTCAATAACAGTATCTACAAATTTTTTTATTTGATTAGGAATTGAATCCCCCGCACTATCAAAAAAGAAAATCGTATGTTTTTTTACATTTATAAATAATGAAATCCAATGTTGTCCACCTTTATAATGGGGATCTGTGTTAAAAATGACACCTATTTTCGTATGACCCTTTTTTATTTGATCTTGTAAACTAAAATGGCATAATTCTTCCCATACACAATCACCATATAATTTATGAGTATCATAATCTATTGGAGAAGGTCCCAAAAAATCAAAACATTTATATTTCTTTTCATATTGATTCATTACTTTTAATATATCTAAACTTGATAACCATTCATTGGGATTTTTTTTCCATTCTTTTGGTGATTCAGGAGCAAACGCATCTAACAAATCTTTTTCCATTCGCGTATTTTTTGTCATTTGTCTTACCCAGCATGATTCTTTGTTACATATGTTTGTATAATAATTTTTTAGTTTACTCCATATTTCTTTTGATTCAGTTTCCAAAATAGGTTTATCTGGATGTCTAGCATTCCACATGTCTTTTAGCTTTAACAAATCAACATCAGAATAACATGTATAATCTTTATCTTTATTTTCTGGACTACAATTTAATTTAAAAAATCTTTGCTTTTTTAACGATTTCTTATTATTTTTTTTTGTTTTTGTTTTTGTTAGTTTACGTATTTTCTTTTGTGATTTTTTTATAATTTTTTTATGCTTCATATAAATTGTTTATATTTTCTTTTTTTCAAAACTAAAATAATTCTCATCTATTATTATTTCTTTTTTTCTAGGTATAATTTTATTTTTCTTATAATCTTGTCTAACATTCTGAAACCAATTTAATGGCAATTGTTGAATATTTTCTACACCTTCTGAAATATTTGATTTTTTTGAATATTTTGGCTTAACAAATGTATTATTTTTTTTTTCTTCTACACATTCTTCTAATTTATCTTCTTCATCGTCATCTTTTTCTTTATAATTACCTCTTTCAATATCTTTCTCTTCTTTTTCAAAATCAATATCATCCTTTATATAATCACAATCACTTAATGTATTACTTCTTTCTTTTTCTAAAAGTTCATTATTATCTACGGCTTTGAAATAATATATACATTTATCTAAAAAAAAATCAAAACCGCTTTTTACTTCTTGTAATAGATCATCTGGTTCCCTATCTTTTAACAATTCATTAAATAAAGTTTTAATTCTATCTTCATAAACTTCTTTATTTGATTTTCTATTATTTTCTGTATTTTCATTTAATTTTTTATTAAGTTTTTGAAGTTGATTTTTACTTATTAGACAACTAAGAGTAATTTGATTAACTAAATCTTCTGACATTTCTCTTTATATTGTTTTAATTAAATAATATAAAAATTATAACGAAGAAAAAAGAAAAATATTTATTAATCACAAGTTGATTTTGTTAAATCTTTTACCTGTTGTCTAGTGGCATTATTAAATAATTGAAATCCTATTTTATCAGGATTTGGATTAGGATTTGTAGGGCAAAATTGTTCTTTATTAAATAAATCAGGAAAAGGTTGTGATGGTTGATTTTGATTTTGCCAATTGAATTGATATAAACTACTTTTACTAGATGGAACATATGTGGCTTTGCTACAAGAAGATAAAGCAAAAATTTGATTTCTTAATTCAGATTCATGATTTACATTAGAAGCGAAACCAGACCAAGGACCAAAATCATTGCCAGGATTATACATAGTTTTAGTATTATAAGTAGGTTGTTGTACTAATGGAGTGTCTATTTGTTTTCTTAGATCAACTATAGGCATGATAGAAAATTTAGTTTGAACTGGTCGTTGCTCTAAATATGGTTGTAAAGGATTAGATGGGATATTTCTTTCATAAGAACGTTGATAGATGATTTGCTGTCTTAAAGAACTTGGTTGATCTGAAAAACTATTAATATTCATTGATATATATAAAGATTATATAAATAATATAAATACAATAGTATATATATTATAACAAATTAAAAAACATGTGTGGTATTTTTGGACTTCTAAATAATAATGATATTCAAATTGATGTTATTAAAAATGAATTTTTAAAAGGTAGACAACGTGGTCCAGAATTTTCTAAATTAGAAACAAAATATATGAAAATGGTTTTAGGTTTTCATAGATTAGCTATAAATGGTTTAAATACTGAATCTAATCAACCATTAGTAGTAGATGATGTAATATTGATTTGTAATGGTGAAATTTATAACTATAAATTATTGTATGAATACATGGATGTAATACCTACTACTGATTCAGATTGTGAAGTTATTATACATCTTTATCTAAAATATGGAATTGAACAAACTTTAACTATGTTAGATGGCGTATTTTCATTTATATTATATGATAATCGTTTGTCATCCGATTTAAATAACAAATTATATGTAGCAAGAGATCCACTAGGAGTTAGACCATTGTACTATTTAAAAAATAATAATAAAAATGATATAGATAAACGTAATTTATATGGATTTGCTTCAGAATTAAAATGTTTAGAGTTTTTCTACAATTCTAATAATAATTGTAATAAGAATAATTATATTATTGAACAATTTAAACCAGGAACATTTAGTGTTTTTAATTTGTCTAATATAGTAAATTCTTGTTGGGAACCTATTAAAAATGGAGAAAATATTCCATATTTTTTACCAAGTTTCTCTCACAATTGGTTAAAAACTGGAAATAAAGATATATTTGAAAAAAATTTATACAAAAATATATCATCCTATTTAAATATATCTGTTGAAAAACGATGTACAACGACTGAAAGACCAATTGCTTGTTTATTATCAGGAGGTCTTGATAGTAGTTTAATAGCAGCATTAGTGAATAATTTTTTACAACAAAATAAGAAAAACGTTAAATTGGAAACATATAGTATTGGTTTAAAAGGTTCCGAAGATTTGAAATATGCTAAAATTGTAGCGGATTATCTAGGAACAAATCATACAGAAATTATAGTAACAGAAGATGAAATGTTTTCATCAATTCCTGAAGTTATTAAAGCTATTGAAAGTTATGATACAACAACTGTTAGAGCAAGTATTGGAAATTATTTATTAGGTAAATATATTTCAAACAATTCGGAAGCCAAAGTAATATTCAATGGTGATGGTTCGGATGAATTATTAGGAGGATATCTGTATATGAATAAATGTCCAGATGATGTTGAATTTGATAAAGAGATTAGAAGATTATTAAAAGATATACATTTATTTGATGTATTAAGATCAGACAAAAGTATTTCTTCTAATGGACTAGAACCAAGAACACCATTTTTGGATAGAAATTTTGTAAATTTTATATTATCTATACCACCACATTATAGAAATCATAATAATTATTGTTGTAACGAAGTAAACGAAGTAAAAAATAGTATATTATTTAATGATTCAATTGAAAAATCTTTATTAAGAGAGAGTTTTACAAAAGAAAACTTCCAGAACAATGAAGGTGGTCAGATTCTACCAGATGAAATTCTATGGAGAAAAAAAGAAGCATTTAGTGATGGTGTAAGTAGTCAAGGTCGTTCTTTGTTTAAAATTTTACAAGAAAAAATAGCTTATAAAATGAATAATGAATCTGATTCAAATTATATACCAGACATTGAATTAGAAAAAGATTATTATAAAGCATTATTTTGTTTATATTATCCAAATTGCGAATATATTGTTCCATATTATTGGATGCCAAAATATATAGAATCCAAAGATCCTAGCGCAAGAACACTAGAAATTTATAGTTCTGTAAAAACAGGTTAAATATTTTGTTACAAGATTTGATAAGAATTATTATATATAAAATATATAAATGAAAAAAGATGATTTATATATTCTTCAAAATAGATCGTTTGATATAGTAATTTTGATATCTTGGATATTATATATATTAATAGCTTTAAATATATCAGTACATGCTCCTGATTATTTAGATGATTTGGAGTTTTATATAAAAATATATATTAGTTTATTTCTATTATATAGATTTATGCCATTTAGAAAAATAAAATTTACAGACTTAGATAGAAAAATAGCATTTAATGCGGGTATATTTATATTTACGGCAACAGCAATTGGTAGTATTTTACAGAACTATTTACAACAGGTACATGATCTTTTTATAAAAACACTGTAATAAAAAATTCAACAATATTTAATTATATTTTTTCTTCAACGTTTTATTTTTAAATACTTTTTTGTTTTTTGTAAATGTATTAGGCTTGTTGTCTGTATTTTTTTTCGGTTTATTTCCTGTATTATTATATTTAGCATCTTTGTTACTACTCTTAATATTATCAAAAAAAATATGAAGATGTTTTATAATTTGTTTTGACAATATTTTATCTATATTTTGTGCTTCTACTGATTTATCTACATACATGTAGGTATATTTGTTCAAATCGGCTAATATTTGCTCCCTACATAATGTAGGATCGGTTGACAAAATATCGCTTTTTTGAAATCTATTTATCATTTCATCAAACGTCAAATCATATATATATGGTTTTATATTTATGTAATATATTTTATCATTACTCATTCCTGGATAAAAAACATCATCTAAGAAACATATATATGTATCTTCAGGAATTTTTGTACATTTTATTAAATCTTTATGTGTTTTCATATGTGTAGTTCTACATAATTCTATTTGTTGACCTTGAACTTTAAATGCTGCTATTATTTGATCAAATATTTTAAAATCTAATTTTGTCTCAAAATAATTCTTTATATATTTAGCCCATTCTTTTGGACCTTGATTGTTAGTATATATCATTAATTTATCACAATGATTTATCTCTTTTTTCTTTTTTAAATAATTTAGTATACCTAATATGTTTGGTCTTAAAAATTCTGGATATAAATCTAATATTTTATTGAATAAATTTTGATCTATTGATATTTTTATATTATTATTTTTTATATAATTTGTTAGAGAATCCCAAAACATTCCTAGTTCCATAAAATAACCCAATGTTTCGTCTAAATCAAATACTACTATTCTAGAAATACATTTCATATATTATATTATCATTATAAATATCAAAAATAAAATATTGCTATTTATTATAAATGTCTTCCGAATTAACAAATAAAGATTATATTAGTATTTTAAAATTTTATAAATTAAATATTCCAAAATCCAAAAGACTTTTGAAAATTAATGCTGAAAAAATTATGTCTCAAAAACTTTGTAAATGTATTAAAAAACTTGACCCTGTTAATGAATCCAAATCTATCGGTATATGTACTAAAACTATATTTGGTAGAAAAGGTTATACTCGCGGTAAGTTTCAATGTACAAAAAAACAATCTGTTAATTTCAGGAAAACTAACAAAAATAAAACTCTAAAAAAAAAATAATATTAATTTATTATATAAAATGACTTTAAAAAAAAATAAAAATAGAAATTTGGGAAGAGGTATAAAAAATTCTAAACCTAGAGCTGATTCTTTTAATAGAAGTAGAGTTACCCCAATATCTATTTATGATTCTTTTAATAGAAGTAGAGTTACACCAATATTAGATTTAAATGAACTAATTAGAAATACTGATTCTTTTGATAGAAGTAGAGTTACACCAATATTAGATGATTTAAAACCTATGGAAAGTCCTTTAAAAACTTTATCACCTAATATGTTTAGACTTGTTTATGAAGGTGATTTAGCTAAGGATCTTTCTGGAGAAAATACTTATGATGAAGATGGTAATATTATTGTTGATTTTGATTTACCATTATATGATTCTATTGATAAACCTGGGCGTTTTTCAGAAACTATTTATCAAAGAGCACCTAATTATAAACCTAAATATAAATCTCCTTATGATATTGAAAATCCAAACCCTTTTTGGAGTAATTCAAATGAAGATTTTGGACAATATGTTGAATTATCTAAATCATCGTCACCTAATTTAGGTAGAGGAATTACAAAAAGAAAATATAAAAAACATAATAACAAAAGTTATAAAAAACATAACAAAAGTCATAAAAAACATAATAAAAGTCATAAAAAACATTCTAAAAAATCTAGGAGAATATGAAAAAATTGTGTATTTTATATCTAAACAATTTAATATTATTTTATTATATCATAATGAATTCTAATTTTTATGATATAATTATTGTTGGAGCTGGATTATCTGGACTATATAGCGCATACAATATCAAAAAAATGGACCCTTCTAAAACATTTCTTATTCTTGAAAGTAATAAGAAACAATATATTGGTGGTAGAGTTGGAAACGCGAATTTTTATGGAACTGAAATAGTTGTTGGTGCTGGTGTTGGACGTAAAGATACTGATAAATTATTAATTAAGCTTTTAAATGAATTACATATTGATTTTAAACCATTCAAAGTATTAATGAATTATTCTTCTTTAATTGATAATCCTATTAATGTTAAAAAATGTCTTGTTAGTTTAAGACAAGAATATAATAAACTTCCTAATAAACTATCTCTAACTTTTAAACAGTTTGCTAAACATGTTTTAGGTAATGAAAATTATAATAAATTTATTGTTTCAGCTGGATACCGTGATTATGAGGAAGAAGATGCTTATGAAGTTTTATATCATTATCAAATGGATGATAATGCTCCTGGATGGACTGCTTTAGATATTCATTGGTCTAAACTCATAACAACACTTTGTAATCAAATTGGTTTTAAACATATCAAAACATCTAATAAAGTTGAAAAAATAACAAAAACTAATTTGAATCCATCCGCATTTGAAATTACAACTGAAAAAGGTATAAAATATCATTCTAATAAAGTAATTGTTGCGACCAGAATCAGCACTGTTCAAAAACTTCTTCCTTCTTTTCCTATTTATAATAAAATACATGGACAACCATTTTTATATGTTTATGCTAAATTTACTAAAAAATCTTCTGAAATTATGAATCAATATGTTCCTTATTATACAATTGTTCCTGGACCGTTACAAAAAATGATACCAATGGATCCTTTAAAAGGAGTCTATATGATCGCATATTCCGATAACAAAAATGCTAAACTTTTAAAGGATCATTTAGATAATACTGAAACAAATAGACAATTTTTTGAAAGATCCGTTGAAAAATCCCTAGCAATTAAACCTAATAGTCTTAAAATTATTTCAATTACTAATTATTATTGGCCCATCGGTACTCATTATTATGAACCATTAGATAAAAAACAGTTTAAAACTCGTGAAGAATTTATTTATCAAGCTCAGCATCCAGAAAAATGTTTGTTAGTTGTTGGAGAAGCTGTAAGTAGAAGACAAGGATGGACAGAAGGAGCACTTGAAAGTGTTCATGCTGTTCTAAATAAAAAATGGATTAAATAAACAAATGTTTAATTATTATAATAATTATAATTACTAAAATTATTGTACAGACTTAAACTTCCCCTTTTAATTTTTAACTCATTTGTTAAAAAACTTGGTATTCCATTATTAGGTCCTCTTTCAGCATACCATTTAGCCAGACGAGCTATTGAACCGGCACCATTTCCTGAGTCACTTGCGAGAATTGAACCTAAAGTTCTTTGCCCATTTGTTCCAGATTGATTTCTTAACGTACGTAGATTTCCAGTATTTCCACCCATTATAATATAATGAAATATAAAATTATTAAAATATTAAATAATAACCATGATACCCAATAGCAGCAAATCCAGCCATTAATAATAATTCAAAATATTTTCTAGACGTTTTATCACCATCATAACCTATTTTTATTAATAACGGTCCAATTAAAAATATATGAATATAATTTACCCACGCACTTTTCCCATCTGAAATTTTTACGTAAGCTTTATAACTATGGTATAAAATAATAAATATTCCTAAATATTTTAAAAATGGATACATAAATAAAGGAATTTTATTAGCTCTTATTCCTACATACAAAAATAGCAACCCTACAAATAATATATGAAATAAATGAACTAACACTTGTTTTGTTATTTCCATTTTTTATAATAATATATTACAATATATTATAATAATATTTTTATAATATATTATGACATTTAGTTACAATAATACTCAGCATAGTTTTAAAGGTGGTAAAAAAATGACTAGAAAAGTTATTATTAAAAATGGTAAAGGTCACAAAAGCGTTTGTACCTATAGAAATGGTAAAAAATGTTATAATAAAAGAAAACATTTATCTCATTCTGAAATTCAATTAATTAAAAAGGGCAAATTTATTCCTGGATTATTTAGTGAATTATTTACTAAGAAAACTAGAAAAAATAGAAATTAACTATCTTTGTCTTCTTTATCTAAATGATCTAACGCACTTAAAATAACCAATTCTTGAGTTGTTAATTTTTGAAATACTAAACATTCATCCATTTTAAATGAATAGTGTCTATGCATAAAATTTTTAGCTATTATAATTACACCATTATCTGTAATTTTTATATCACATATTATACCACAATAGTGTAATGGCAGATAATTAGGGTCTATTATTGGAATCCATTTAATAAATGAGCCATATTTTAATTCATTTATTTCGTCTATATATTTGTATCCTTTTAATTTTTTTAAATAATTTAATGTTATTGATTTTTCCAAGTGTAATTCTTTTAAAATATTTAGATTCATTTCCATTATTTTTTGTGTAGTTAAATTCATAATGCTTTCATTTGTATCATTATCCAAAGCATACAGTAACTTGTTTATATCCATTAATTATTATATGTTAATAATATTTTAAACTTTTTTACAATATTATTTATTTTTTTATTATCATCATTTTATTATTATCATTTTATTATATATATATATATATGAACGGTTTCTTAATTGTTGGGATATTATTTTTGATAACATTTATTATTGAAAAAACAACCAATTTACAACCTACAGTAAATTTTAAAAATAAATTTGAATATGTACCTATTATTACAGCCAATATTTATGCCGATTTATTAATTATTTTTATTACATTTTCACAATTATTCTATGTTAGTGCTTCTTTAGAAGGTTGGTATAAAAAATATAGATTATCCGCAATGATAGCTGATATCTTAATTGGTGTTTTATACATGTTATTAGGAAGATTTATAGTTTATAAATTTGGATTAAAAGTTGGATTGACAGCATTTGCTGGATTATGTGTAGCAGTACAACTATTCTTTGATTTCCTATTTTTTATATTTTTTACTTTAGTTCCTAAAGGTTCAAATGATATGCTTGATTATTTCAAATATTACGCAAAAGATGTTGGAGTAAACGCATTGTTAGGCGATAGTTTTTTGGTAATTTTTGCGGTATTAATCAGTGCTTTATTGAATTCAAAAAGTTATGATACCAATATAGTATTTTTAATTATAAGTATTTATCTATCACCATTTTTTGTCTATATGAAAAATTAAAAAATTTGTAAAAACATTCTCTAATTCTTATAAAAATTAAAATAATATTTTTATAAGAAGAAAAAACAAACTATTTAATTACCATCCAAAAGCTGAACCGAAAGAACCTCCTCCTCCAGCGTTTGCTGCCATAGGTTCAAAATTTTCCATACCCATTCCCATACCTGGACTAGCTGCTCCAACTAAAGGTGTTGAATCTTGTTGATACATTTGATTATAATTTGGTAATTGTTGTGTTGGTGGATTTTGTGGTAATGAACTAATAGATGTTGTACCCATCATACCGCCACTACTTAAACCAACAGAGTTTAATGATTGAGTCATAGCCATTTGATTTTGAGAAATTGGTTGGGATACTTTTACATTGCCTTTTTTGGCTTTTTTATTATCGGCTGGACCATTCCATAAATCTGTAACACGGTCAACAATAATAGAAACTTTTTCACCCAATTTTGTTTGAAGACTCAATATAATAACTAACATTGCTAAAATAATGCTTGTTACACTAAATTCAGCGTATTTTTCTCCACTATAAGTTGGAACAAAAGTAATGATTCTATGAATAATTAATATAAATATAAACATAGCAATTACTTGTGCTAAAATTTCTGCTACAATTTCAATAGAACTCTTTTCATCATCAGCTTCAGGGATAAAACGTTGTGTTAATTTATTTAAAACTATAACTGGAATTAATGCTAAAACAGCGTACTGTACAATATTTAACATTTCAGATTTAGAATCATCGTTAAAGTTAAATACATGTTTAAAAAATCCAGTTTTTCCATTACTTGTTTTTGTTAATTCATCTAAACTTTCCATTTCTCTATAGGGTATATTTAGAAATAAAAATGATAAATATGTTTTCTTATTTAATATTAAAATTAAAGTTAATATTAATTTATTTTTCTAAAATAAATTAATATGCTTTTTTGCTGGTTACCTATACCCAAGGCTGTGTTATATCAGCACTATTGGTGATTCCTGAATAGTTGGGTGTACCAAACCAAGCTGTACCTATTGCTTCCTCATCGTAAGCAATTACAGTTCCGATTTTAGCATTTTCTAATTGTAAATCAAGTCCTGTTAAAACTAATTTATAATTATCTCCTGTATTTAAAACTTTATGTGAAATACCTTTACCTAGGGTGTCCCATCCTTCACATAGATGTTTTACGTTACTAAAAAAATGTTTTATTGTTTTATCTGATACATTTTGCTCCATTAATCTTACACCTGATTCAGAAGTTTCATCATCTTTCATTTCACGTGCAGTAAGATTATCATTCTCATTTATATTGAAAACCATCCCATTGTGATAAAAATGAAGTACTTTACCAAAAGCATCCAGTAAAACAAGCTTTACATCTTTTTCATCAAGTTTTTTTGTTAATTCACAATCAGCAAAAGCAGCTGCCATAAATTCTGAAGCATCTTCATTTCCAATTGTATGTTTAAAAATAGCTTTTAAAATTTTGTCAGCAGGTAATTTATACAATTTTTCAACATTATCCTTTTTTATATATTCGGTAATATTTTTTATACCGGTAAACATGGCTATTGACAATTCACGTTGTTTAGTTGAGTTTTTTGGATATTGTATTACTCGTTCACCAGGTCCAAGTTTTCTGGCTTCTGAAGGAGCAATTTCTCCAATAGCAACTTTCATATTGTGAGTATTTCTAGAATTTGTATCGTCTCTTAATGAAATTTATAAATTATAAAACTAAAAAATTTTTTACAAAAATATATATTCTAAATAATCTTAATTTGAATATTTATTAATTATCAATTATCGGTTTTTACAATACAAAATAGAATTGGTTTTCACAATAATTCAAATAAGTAAATTATTAGCTTTTTATTTTTTTAATAAAATAAAAATATGTTAAATAAAAACTCATAAATAGAAATCCATGCGATAACATTAGAAAACCGAATTTTAATTCTTCTATAACAAGTACTCGCTCTATATTTAAATGATCGAAAACTAAATTGTCTACTAATTCAACCATGGTTGAACCAAATACTACCGCACAAACTATATATGGTATTATTACTCCTATACGACTTGCATCTAATACTGTTATAAATAATGCTAATCCAAATAAAAGTACTGATATACTTGCACCCTTTTCATTTAATTTTTCTTTTTCAAATTCCTCTAATATTTCTTTTTTTGTTTCCTGAACTAAAAAATAATATTGGTACCATGTCGAATACGCAATAAGAATTAAAGGCATAAAAAATGTAAAACCCATAGATAAGTTGAAAACACCAGTAGGAGGTTTTATGAATTTATAAAAAAAATAATTTACTAAACATATTATAAACAATAATATAAATGACACTTTTAACATGTTGTGTTTAATTGTTTCAATTTGTTTTACATCAAATTTTTGAATTTTAAATGTCATAATTATATATATTCATATAAAATAAACTTTTTTTCAAATTTAAATGATGGTTAAAATCCAACTGTCTTACACCTAAACTTGTTTCCCAAGATTGACAAAATAATAATTATTTATAATATCTAAATTAAATATTGGCTATTATAAAATATAAAATATATCCCTTAAGTATTAAATCTATTAATAGTAATAATTTTATTTATATTTTCAGTATAAGATTTTTTCATTATTTTATTTATTTATATTCAACGTTTTATTTATTCTTTTTTAATGGTATTGGTAATCAATTTGATATTAATCTATTTCTATTTATATCATTAATTATTAATTCAGGATGGTTCTTTTTTAGTGCTTGTAATATGTCTTATTTAGAATTATTATTTTATAA